CAATGTACAAGACATTGACTTTAATATGAGTCAATTTGGACTGTTTCTAAGCAACGATACACTGATGCTTACTGTACATATAAACAGTAGTGTAAAAACTATAGGTAGAAAAATTATTGCAGGTGATGTTATTGAATTGCCGCATTTGAAAGATGAATATGCACTAAACGATTATAGTGTAGCACTCAAAAGATTTTATGTAGTCGAAGATGTTAATCGTGCAAGCGAAGGATTTAGCCAAACTTGGTATCCGCACTTGTACAGACTAAAACTTAAACAAATTGTTGACAGTCAAGAATTTAAAGAGATACTGGACTTACCCGCCGAAGAAGAAAATCCAGGGGGTAATACGTTGCGTGATCTATTATCAACATATGATAAAGAAATGCAAATTAATCAAGCTGTGCTAAATCAAGCAGAAGCAGATGCAGCTAAATCAGGATATGACACAAGTCACTATTTTAGTTTGCAATTAGATGCAAATGGCAATACTGAATTAGTTGATACTAATGCCGATGGTATTCCAGATATTATGCAAACTCCTGATCGTCCTGGATACAATGGGTACTTGTTAGGTGATGGCATTCCTACAAACGGAGAGGCATTTGGGTTTGGTATTAGTTTTCCATCAGTTACACAAACTGGGGACTTCTTCCTACGTACAGATTTTTCGCCAAATAGATTATTTAGATATGACGGCGCACGCTGGGTTAAACAAGAAGATAATGTACGCATGACCCTATCTAATACCGATACACGTTCAACACAAAAAGGTACATTTGTAAACAATACCAATACTAATACAATTGCAGGTGAAACTATAGTTGAACGTCAGAGCTTATCAGATGCGCTTAGACCAAAGGCTGATTAATTATGAGATATACAGATATTAAAATTATTGAAAATGTAGTAAGAGCGACCCGTGCGCAATGGGAGAAAATGTCTAATGCAGATAAAATATGTTATGCGTTGTGTGCTTCGTTTGCTAAACACGGTGTAGAAAGTGCTCAAGATGTAATTGCAGCAAAACAAGGTGCTAATGATTTCTTAACATATTCTACAAACGCACAAGATAACGCACAAGTAAAAAACTGTTTAGACAACTTTACTAAGCCAGGATGGTGTTCAGGTAATGGTAATTTTACAAGTGGCAGCGGCCAATCTAGTTCACCAAGCGGCTCATTTGGTAGTAGCACAGACGTTGGTCCTACCGGCTCTTCTACTGTTAGAGGCGACGGTGACGATAGTACTTCTAGTTCTGCGGCAGCAGCCGCAGCAGCAGCTACCCAAGGCGCATCAGCAACAGACGGGGAAGCAAACGGTACGGATGGTGACGGAGGTACACATTCATCAGAAGAGCTAAGACGTGCTACTGACGAATTACAAGGACTGCTTGATGCAGAAGACTGGCAAGGTGCTAGAGATTTAATTGACAGCAATCCTGATCTAAAAGCATTAGTGCCTGCTGAAATGGATAGTGATTTAAATGCAGCTATCCAAGCACAAGCAGATGCAGAAGCCGCAGAAGCCGCAGCAGCAGCAGCAGCCGCTGAAGCAAGACGAAGCCGTGAAAACGAAGAAGCAAAAGCAGCAGCGGACGCAGCAGAAGAAGCAGCAGCTAGAGCTGCTGAGATAGAAGCTGCAAGAATTCGAGCGGCAGAAAGAGCGGCAGCAGAAGCAGCAGCTAGGGCTGCTGAAGAAGAGGCAGCAGCAGAAAGAGCGGCGGCAGAAGCAGAAAATGCTCGTAAAGAAGCAGAACGCTTAGAAACTGAACAAGAAAAAGCAGGCGGAACACCTCCGTCAGATACGCCACCACAGGCTACACAAAATACATACGACTGGGAGGTAATGTGATGAGATTTAATGAATTTAAAAAACTAAACGAAGCTGGGGAAGACCGTGTAATAGCTGTTGTTGAATTTACTGATGGCACACGAATTACTATAAGAAACATTCCTAGAGCAGCTACACAAAGCAGCAATTTTGAAAGTCAAATAAGAGCCAAAGCGTCTAGAGCAAGACCTAATTTGTCTTTTTCAAGATGGAGTTTAGTTGATGATTCAGAAGCAGATCGAATCGACAGTGCTCCTGCAAGCACACATACTCCGACTTCTGAAGAAGAAAGAGATATGCAAAACGTACAAGCGTTGTGGGATCATTTAAGAAGTCGATCTAAAGCATCAACACCATTTACATTTACAGACAGTCAAGGCAATGAAGAAACAATAGAAAATCCTGCTGAAATGTTAGATTCTGAAGCTGCATGGAGTGGCAGTTTAGCTGATCAAGATAATTTAAAAGAAAAAATAATTGCTATTCTTAAAGCAGATGATAATATTACAACTGTTGGTCCCGTACAGCCTAGACAAACTCCTGGAGAGCCTTTTAGAGTTGATATTGCTCCTAGAAGTTTCCAGTATGTACGTGCTATAGTATATAATACAGGTGATCAATAATGCAGCATTTTTATGACGGTCAAATTCGCAGGTACATTACGCAGATGGTTCGTCTGATGAGTAACTTTAGTTACAAAGACGGCAAAGGCAATCTCACACAAATACCAGTAATGTACGGTGACTTGACACGCCAAGTTGCAAACATCATTAGAGAAAACAGTGAAAATAAAATTCCAAGTGCGCCACGCATGGCAGTATATATTACTGGATTAGAATTAGACCCTACACGATTAGGTGATAGCAGCTATGTTAATAAACTTAATATTAGAGAACGTGCATATGACGCTAACGGTCAAGAGTATTTAAATACTGAAGGCAAGAATTATACAGTTGAAAGACTAATGCCTACGCCATATACATTAAATGTTAATGTAGATATTTGGAGTTCAAATACTGATCAAAAATTACAAATATTAGAACAAATTTTAATGTTGTTTAATCCAAGTTTAGAAATTCAAACAACTGACAATTATATTGACTGGACAAGTTTAAGTGTGGTGCATATGACTGGTACTACGTTTAGCAGTAGAACTATTCCTACAGGAACAGAAAGCGATATTGACATTGCTACATTATCATTTACTACTCCAATTTATATTAGTCCTCCAGTTAAAGTAAAACGACTAGGTGTTATTACACAAGTTATTAACAGTATTTTTAACGAAACTGCCGGAACAATTGATTTAGACTTGTCAAGAACTAGCTATAACACTGGAGAAGCAGCAGCCGATATTAGAACGCGAGTAGTAGTTGCAAACACGGGCGAAATACGAGAAAAAATCGACAATGAAGGTACATTTATTGCTGATGTTGATTTTGTAGTTTCTACAGCACACGATAATTACGGATTATTAGTAATGGGCACAAGTGCTAAACTAGTTAGAAAAGGTATTGTTGGTGCAGAAACATGGTCTGGATATTTGAAATCTATGCCGTTTGTATTTGATGCAGGTATCACTGAATTAAGATTAAAGCGTCGAGACTTGGCTAATGAAATTGTTGGCACTGTAGTTGTTAATCCGTTAGATCCGTATGAATTGTCAATTGCGTGGGACGCTGACACGCTACCTGCAGACACTGTGTTTAGCGGTCCTAACGGTGATCGTAATAAGATTGATTATATTATTAATCCTTATAAAACTAATCCTACAGATTTAAAATCTACTAATCCTCGCATATTAATACTTGCAGATATTAACGATAGTGTTAATGTTGGACAGGATGCAGGATACGAAACGCCTGACAATTTTGCATATGATGGTCCAGATGCTTGGAAAAATGCAGACGGTTCTGATTTTGTAGCAGGCGCTAACGACATTATTGAATGGGATGGTACTCATTGGCACGTAGTGTTTGATGCTAGCGCTCAAGACGACATAGTTATATATACTTCTAATCTTAATACTGGCAAACAATATAAATTTGAAAACGGCGAATGGATATTAGCATACGACGGTGAATATCCAAACGGCACTTGGAGACTTGCATACTAAGATAATTATTAGTATGAAGACTGATAAGATTATTTGTAGTGGTGCAATTGTATACGCCCTTAATACTAAACGTTTTTTATTCTTACATAGGGTAAAAGGACGCTCTGGTAATTTGTGGGGGCTTGTCGGGGGCACTAATGAAGGATGTGAATCACCATGGGAAGGTCTTAAACGTGAGATCTTTGAAGAAATTGGTGAAATCTCTATTATAAAAACAATGCCGTTAGAAACGTTTATTAGTAATGATACACGTTTTCGGTTTCATACATATCTATGTGTAGTAGACACTGAATTTATGCCAGACCTAAATGACGAACATGACGGATATGCTTGGGTTGAGTTCGGAAAATGGCCGCGGCCATTGCACCACGGATTAAATAATACATTACAAAATAAAGTTAATTTAAGTAAACTAGAAACAGTTTTCAAAGTTATAGATTTAATTAAGGCAACCTAATGTCAAACAATGTTAATAAAACTGAATACGGATACGATATCACTTGGTCAGAAACAGAATGGTATACTTCTAAAATAATGGTATTTGAGCAAGCTAAAAGTAAAACTCCTATTGCATTTCACAAAGATACTACAAAGACATGGTTTATAAATTCAGGGTCTTTTAATGTTAGATGGATTGATACTAGCACTGGAGAACTGTTTGAAAGAGAACTTAGTGAAGGAACAGTGTTCCATGTGCCAGCTTTAATGCCCTGCGGTTTAGAAGCATTAACAGAAAATAGTTCATTGTCACAAACTAGTAATTTAAATAATCCAAAAGATTATTACAAGTTATCGTCATAAAAAAAGCTCCTTAAAGGAGCTTTTTTCTTTAGTTAGCCCAACTTGCCTTCGGGCGTAAATGTATGCAATGCACCTATGGTGTCTCTGCCACCTGGAAATCCATGAGGAGTAGTTGGATCTTCTGCTAGGCGTTCTTTTTCAAGAAGCTCTGCGTCATCTTGTCCAATCTCGTGTGGTACTTCAAACACTTCTGCACCTTCAAATTTTGCAGCAAACGCTTCAGCTTTTTCACGAGTTACGAATTTTCTAACTTCTTCGTATCCATCACCATCGGGGTCCCAGGTATGCCAAACTTTGGCCTTTGGATGCTCTGGGTGCGGTTTCTTAATTGTAAACGGCATATTTTAATCTCCTTAAGTATATATTTATACCACTGACTTATAGCTGTTCTACAAAATCAGCTAAAGAATCAAAGACATAAGTTTTACGCTTTATATCTTTATATGTAAACTTATTTAGCTCATTTTCAGTTTCAGATCCATAACCTGTTCTAACAAGCACTGGCCTTGCTCCTATCTTAACTGCTGCCTTTAAGTCACTCATTTTGTCACCAACATAAAACCCTTGATTAAATTTAATATGTTTAAATTCATCTTGACAGCGTTTAAACATTCCTACATTGGGCTTTGCATAATAATCTTTTTTATTACTACTTTCGCTATAATAAATTGCATCAATGCTTGTGCATCCTGCATTACCTAATAGGTCTAACATGTAGTTATGTATATTGTCTACGTCAGACGGTGTCATTAATCCTTTTTCAATTCCGCCTTGATTTGTGATAATAACAATGCTATGGCCTCGGCGCCTTAGTTCTGCAATAGCTTCTAAGCTACCAGGAATAGGTTCAAATTGATCAGGCCGTGTAACATATGTGCCTAAGTCTCGGTTAATAACACCGTCTCTATCTATTCCTATAACACATCGACTGCCAATAGGCTCTGCTGCATTAGCAACTTTGTACTTATTTGTCATAAGTGTACCATCCTGTAATAATATACTTCTGTCCTTTATATATAGGATTACCTCGATGAGGATATGTAAAACTCGTAGGAAATATAACTAGTTTTCCTGCTTCTGGCTTTAACCGGAGACCTTGATACAAGAATTCTGTTTCGCCACCTTCTTCAACGTCATTTAAATAAAGCATGTAATTTACTACCCGAACACTTGACCCAATGCTTGCACTTTCTTGATGCCAAGCATGGTAGCCTTGATGTGGATTTGTACGTTGTACACTCATTCCTTTAGGACTATGCTGTTCGCTATTTTTCAGCATACTATATTTTTCCATGTACTGCGTAGTATACACTTCATGTAACTTTTTATAAAAATAATCACACAATCCAAAATCATAATGATACTGACCTTGAGTATGTGCCCAATCAAACACTATTCGTTCATCTTGATTTTTTATAATATTATCTTGTTTATATGTTACTTGGCGCTGGGCCATTACTTCAAAATGTCGAATAACTTCGTCGCAGTATTCTTTTTCAAATGCATTTGTATATTCTTCAATTCCGTCATAATTGTCTATCATGTGTTCTCTCTTATATATGGTATATACTTTTCTGCTATTAATTCATGTACACGATAGTTGTAGTGTTCTGAATCTACTTTTTCGTTTTCTAATTGTGATCCTAAAAAGCTAATAGCATCAATACTTGCAATTGATGTTTGTTTTAAGTCTGTGTAGAAACCATCTACTTCTTTAGGTATAAAACACCGATTGTTAATATTCCACAAGTATACTGGTAAGTTGCGTTCTCTACAAAGCATGTCAATAAACGACATATCTTTAAAATAGTCTTGTTGCTCTAAGTGTGTTTGATTATAATGCCACATTTGTATATACATTTGTGCAGTACGCCTAACATCTGGCTCACTTACAAACGGAACAGTATCTTTCAAATATTGAAATGTTTTATAATCGTGACTTTCAGGTTTAAGATATGTTTCTAAATACTTTCCTTGTTGGCAAAGACCTAAGCTGTATCGCTGAATATTATTGTCTAATTTAGGTTCTTTAACGATAAAGAAATCTAAAGGAAAGATAGACTTTTCATTTAAATCAGGATTGATAGCAATAGGAAATCTTCCCCAATATGTTGATTGTACAAATACTTCGTCAATATCATCGTGTTCTTTTAAAGCGTGTGCTAAAAATGTTGGATACAATCTGTTACCGCAGCCTGCGGATGCCATTACAATTACTTCTTTATTATTTAATTTGCTATAAATTTCTGCATAGTTGTTTTCTTGCCAAACACTCGACGGCTGTCCTAGTTCGCTTGCAAAACCCATACTATGACTGCATCCAATGAATAATGTTTTAGCCATTATAATTTGCCTCAAAGTCTAATACAAGTACTCTACGTTTATCAATAGTAGGATATACACCGTGCCAAATTCTAGAATCCATCACTATTAATTTTCCTGGAGTACTATGCCATAAGTTTAAATAATTATTTCCATGCTCGTCTGCTAATATTGCATAAAGAGCACCTTCATCATTAGTACCAGTACTAGGCTCATCAAAATACACTACAGCAGTTGCACCGGTTCTTCCATAATTATGACAGTGTAATCCTTTCCAACCACCTGGATAATATTCTATGCTCCATGATTGTATATGATTATCAATGCTACAAGGAACATTACAATTAGCTAACATAGTATTTGTTTTAAGAATTATTTCGTCTGCCAACCCCTGAGTATCTTGCAAACTATGTCCTTGTTGGTATCCATTAACTGTAGTAGTTCGATCACTTCCGTCTGGTTGATCAATAGTGAATAAATGTTCATACTCTAAAAAATTGTCAACAGATGTTTCTACTATCCATCTTCCGTTGAGACAATAGAAATTGTTTTCAGTCACGTTGGCTATCTCCTTTACCTACTCGGTAATTGTCTTCAACGCTATCAGGAGTACTAACTTCGATGAGTGTACCTTCTTCAATACATATTACCTGGTGCGGCAACATTGGAGGATTGTGCCAAGTATCGCCTTTTAATAAAATTTGACTATCTACAGAAGCATTACTAGTGTCGATCCAACGAACTTCAAATTTACCACTTAGCACAAACCATGTTTCATCTTTACTCTTATGCAAGTGCATACTAAATTTTGCATCTTTATTAAAGTTTAAAAGTTTTCCGCAGTATAGGTCATTAGTAGCAAATATAGTTTCACTGCCCCATCCTTTTTCTACTTCTCCAGTTAATCGTGTCATTCCCAACCTCCTCCCGGACGTTGAGAAGAATTAAAGAAGAACACTTGCGTTAATCTTCCTGTTTCTGGAGTATTTCCAAAGCCAGGTAGCATACTACTATGAAATAAGTCTCCGCGATACAACACTAATCGATTGTAAACATTACCTAGTGCAGTAACAAGTTCATATCC